CTACTTCTTGTAGTTGACCGTCCATAGTAGGACGCGAAGCAGGACGCATATCTTTTCTTTCTTCGAGGACTAACTCAGCAATACCTGTTCCGTATACAGCGGCGTTAATCAAACACTCTCCTACTGCTTTGCGGACTTTGTTCTTTTTGAAATCTTTTGTTAACTGATCGCGAAGGTACGCTATGTCCTGTGGTTGTTGGTCGTCATCCTTAATATCAAAGAACTTGCCACGCCCAAAGGTTGCTTCCTCAATCTCTGCAACCGAAGACTCTACGGCTTGCTGTAGGGCAGGGGAGATAATCTGTGACCGCTCAGAATCTCTGTTACGGTCTTCCGAAGAGAATATCCCGCGCCAGAGACGGTAGTATTCGTCAAACTTGTTTTCGTAGTTTGACTCGTAATGGTCGCGCCACTCGCGGCACTTCTCCATTACCCAAGACTCAAGCGTCTCTTCTATGCCGAATTTATCTTCGTTGCTTTCTAGCATATTAATATCCCGAAACAGAATCTATGACTTCGTATTCATCAATCTCAAAGTCATAAGCGTAGGACACAGTAGCCAACTGATCTATGTAGGCTAGTGCGTCCACCATATCATCGTGTGTAAGAGCATCAGGGAATTGAAATATCTCGTCCATGAATTGTACGTTCCACTCTCCTTTGTTGAGAGTACAAACGCCATTCTCGAACCTACCCTGTAATGCCCACATCACACGGTCTGTCTTCTTCTTGTTACCGTGAGTTAATTCCTCTACACGGAAGAAACGCTGATATTTCCTCATGAGATCGGTCAGCGGGGACATAACGGCTTGCCTAGCAATACCCTTCTCTATCCCTACTGATACTGGTTCGTAATCCCTAACAACCTGAAATATCTTCTGGGCAGTCTCATTCAACTCCCAGCGTCCGGCTATTATATCACAAACCCACCATCCATATTCGCCGACTTTTACCACAGCGATTGCAGTGTTGTCAAGTTTCTTATTTTTGGTCTTTTTACCTACCTCTTCAAAACCCGCGAGGTCAATGGCTACATAGTAATCACCAGTAGTCGGCTCTTCCTCATCAAACTTTATCCAATCCTCCTTGAACATCTCAGAGCCTCTAGCTTCAAAAGAGGCTAGGAATTCCTGACGGAATGCGTAGGAGGACATAGATTTCTTGGCTGCATCTATCTCCGACTTCTCTAGGAGATCGTTGTCGTAACTGGTGAAGTGCCATGCTTTATAGGTCTTGTCTTCGCCTAAACTGGCTAGTTTGTAGAGTTCATAGAAATGATTTCTACCCATTGGTGTGCCTATAAACAAAGCCTCTCCTTTCAGGTCTGTCAACGCAGGTCGGAGTATAAGTTCCCAAACGTCTGCTTTCATGTCTGCGTATTCGTCCATGACCAGAAACTTGAGGCTTACACCACGCATAGTCTCAGGTCTGTCTGCGCCTTTCAAGCTAATAGTTGTCCCGTTGATTAGACGGACTTGCATATTGTTAACGTGGGAGTTTTCTATTACTGGTCGTCCTATCTCTAGGAGCAAGTTCCACATAATGTCTCGTGCTTGGCCTTGGGTTGGTGCGACATAAAACACCTGACCCTTATCGGACTTCAGGGCGTTGACTATCAAAAGGTAGGCCGCAAGACGAGACTTGCCCGTCCTACGACCCGCAGCAACTACCTTGAAACGGGTTGGGTCGTTCCAGACTTCCTTCTGCCAATCAAGGAGACTTATGTTTAGATTCATTACTTTTTCTTCTTAGCCTTCTTCTTTGCTTTCTTGGCTGCTGCCATTCCCGCAGGAGTATAAGGATATTTCTTTCCGTCTACTTGAGGCATAACTTTATTCCTTTACTTATTTTGAATTATTTTTTTCAAGTTCAAGAGCCATTCTATACAAAGAATCTTTCTTTACTTTTGCTTGTCTGGTTGGATCTTTCAAATGATTATCAACAAAATTTTTGTATGATCGCAGCATAGATTCTTTTTTCTTTTGCTGAAAATCATCACGAGCAGCTTGTTTTTTCATTGCTGTATTTTTTTTAATTTGTTGATTTGATGTATTTCTTCGCGATTTATTGTCCATAGTATTCTCCAAATCGAATCATATAAGTGACTTCCATAGCTCGTTGACCTACTTGGGTAGCCCACAGCGAATCTAAAAATTCATCCGCTGCATCCTCGTAATCCCGTACTTCCATAGCTCGTAAAGCCAGTTTGAACTTCCTCAACCTTGATATACCAAGATTGAAGCATAGGTTTATCATAGCATCCTTTCTTACTTGATCGAGGTCTTTATACCACCTAAAGGAGTTATCTAGTTCTTCCTCGCATCTGCGGATGTCATTCTTCAAAAGATAGTAGATTTCGTCATGGGATAAGCCTACGTCATCTAGGTTGCGTCCTACGCCTATTGTTAGGACACCAACAGAGTCTTCGTATGGTTTGGTGCGCAAGCCCTCATGCTTAACCAGTAGATCAATCAATCTGTTCATGGTCAATGACCTCGCCCTCTATGCTCGGCATATCTGTTACGCCAGAGATAGTAATGTTAACCGTTGGTCTGCCGCCCATCTTATCCTTGTCGAATGCACTGACAGGCAAGACCCTATCTATAATCAGCTTCCATGCAGCAGCTTGGTTCTTATGATCGTCATCCATAGCCGCCTTGTATATCGCATTGATTACGGCAGGCGTATCTCTCCTAGCCAAGAACCTCTGCTTCATCTCCTGCATAGCGGAGTGGTCACCCTTGGGTCGTCCTCTGCCCCGCTTCTCTGGGATCAGTTCGGATTTACGGGGTCTACCACGCTTACGCTTTACGGGCAGGTCTTCTGTAGTGTTGTTTGTGTTGTCTTCCATTACATCTTCGTAACTGTTGGTTGATTAAAAGTTAAGCAATTAAACCATGATTTATTATATTACGCCAACATTTAGTCAAATGCGCTATTCGTGCGGGGTGTGGAGGATTTGTGTTTTGCTTTTTTTTCTAATTTGGCCTGCTGCAAATTTGGGGGGCAACTATATGTAACGCGCGCGAGCCAGCCCTCCCCCCGTCTCCGATCTTTTCCCCCTTTGCCTGATTTATCGAGCGAGCGTTCGCTTTATTTCAGAGCTGAGAGAATGCCTTCACTGCCTACTGGGGTCAGAGAGGCAGAGCCAACGGGCAGGGGTGAGGGTCAGCGCAGCAACCAATACAGACCCCCCAATCACCCCGTCACCAGATCACCCGATCAACCCATCACCCAATCACCTACCCATCACCCGATCAGCACTATATAACATTTCCTTATCACCGGATGCCCATAATCACTCAGAAACCTGAATGCCTCTCAGACGCTCAAATTTGCCTTCTGAGCGATTTTAGCGTTACCCCTTGCCTTGGTATTGGTTGCATGCCGATCGTTCAATACACGCAATTCGCTGTATATCCATACAGTAGTTTCTATGCGTCAAGTCTCCCTTCTATATAGGCGAAACCCAGTCTGATACGACACTCAAAATTGATACAAAGTTTCAAAAAAATATTGGTCTAGGTTATTGTACTTCTCGACAATATAAGGATAATGGACTCCAAGTTGTTAAGGATAACAACGAATCACTAGGTAGCAGGGTGCTACCGCCACGGCTGAAGCGCACAGATGCCTCTCGCCAGTGATAGCAGCAACAGTGATTCAAGCAACCGTGGGCTATAGCGCGGGCTGCCGGATGGGACGCTCTTGTGTGAGCGAATCGATGGTGAAGGTAAGCGGAGCATAGGCTTACTGGTTAATACAAATTGACACTAGTTGCATCAACTGAGCGCGTTCTACCGAGCGCGTTCTACTGAATCAACTGGAGGATAAGCAAATGCAATATTGGGATACTGTAGTGCTACCAACGTGGGCAGTTCATGCGCTGGTAAACGATGAGCCGCTAGATGATCGTGACGAACGAGTGCTAGACCGATGGCTCGCTAAACTGGAAGGCTTAGGAGTAACTGAGCCGACTTTTCAGATTGTGGAAAACGAGGCGCATTTTACCTACTGGAACGAGCTAGATGATCTAGGCTCAGACTGTTACGAAGTTGAAATTTACAAGGGAGTGTAAGCAATGGAAAACCTTAGAATGATATTTGAAGATAGTGGCTATTACTTTTCTGGCCTAGTGATAGCGCACGATATTAACGATGACACTCGCGCTTTGATGCGAGTTGATCCAGAATACGCAGACCCAGATGGAGCGGATTTGTTCTGGATTAATACTGAATACGCATACCCAGAAAGCGAACTAGAACCGGAGGAGGTTTAACGATGGCTAAATTTGACGCATACCAAGAAGTAACCGACAAGATATTACAACTGATGGAAGAGCACGGCACCGATTGGGTGAAACCGTGGAAGAGTGACGGCATCGCAGGCATGCCTTATAGCATAGGAACTGGCAAGGCATACCGAGGAATTAACACGGTCATGCTTTGGTCTAGCGGGTTCGCAGACCCACGGTTCGGAACCTTCAAAGCGTGGCAAGCGAAAGGTCACAAGGTTAAGAAGGGGTCAAAAGGTACTAAGATAGTATTTTTTCAGATCAACGAATACGAGGATAAAAAGACAGGCGACAAGAAGCGCATACCAATGCTGAAAATGAGCACGGTGTTTAACGCTGCGCAGGTAGAGGATGTCGAACCACTACCTACCGCCGAACCGCTGCCCGAAGTCGAGCGCATCGCTAAGGCTGAGGAGTTCATAAAGAATACCGGAGCGCGATTCGAGGAGGTAGAGGGGTTCGATTCTGCCTACTTCGCACCGAGTGCAGATCTGATAAGAATGCCTGCCGCTGCGCAGTTCGATGAGATCGAAGAGTTCTACAGCACGGCAATGCACGAATTGACTCACTGGACTGGTCACTCATCGCGCCTCGATAGACTCAAGCGTTGCGGGTTTGGTTCGAGCGAGTACGCCAAGGAGGAGCTAGTCGCAGAGATGGGAGCAGCGTTCCTATGCGCTGATCTAGGCATCAGCAACACACCAAGACCAGACCATGCCAAGTATCTAAACAACTGGATGCGTGGCCTTAAGAATGACAAGAAGTTGATCGTGCAAGCAGCAAGCCATGCAGCCAAGGCAGCGCAGTACCTACACGATTTACAGAAAGCAGAGAGCGAGGCTGTCTCTGAGGCAGCGTAACTTAAACGCCTCCGCAAGGGGGCATCACTGGAGGTAAGCACTATGTTTTATGTATCACCGCTCGAGTATCGTTTTGAATTATCACAAAAAGTAAAACGCCTCTCCGATTTCAAAGGTATTGATGGCAAGCAATATATCGTGAGGAAAAAGGTCAACATCGAAAGATTTGATTCCTTCCCTATCTATAAATGCCGAGGTGGAAAGCTATGGAAAACTAATGGGCAGATTCTCTGCGGCCTGTTCAATCTCTAATCACAACGCCCCCGAAAGGGGGCATCACTGAGGGTGTTGTAAAGACACACTTGCATCAGCTAATGGGTAAATAGTGAGACCTCGGTCTATAGACTATAGTCAACATCGTTCCCCGTCTGGCAGCAGGCCGTAAACCTGTGGTGCAGGTGTGTCCTTTCAGCATCCTCTAAATCAAGGAGAACAAAATGGAATTTAATAACAACGAAACCTATATTTTACTGGAGCTACTTCACGCTGCAATAAACGGTTTAACGGAAGACTTAAACCAAGAAGGACTCAGCGAGCAAGGCGCAACCGTACTAAGCAGAAGGCATAGCGACCTACATCGAATCAAGCGAATCATAGAGGAGAAATAACAATGCGATACAAGGCAAGAGATATTGACGCAGAGCTAGACGCTTTGGTCACGGAAGAAACCATCCAACAATACCAACAAGCAGACGACAAGATGGCGTTGTGTCGTCTACTGCTAGTGACCAATGGGTTGGGAATAATACTAGCTGATTGCTTGGAAGAATTATTTTACACAACAGTAAGACAGATGAGGAATTGAAACAATGCGATACACAAAACTCAAAGAAGAAAATAAAGCGCTCAAGATTTTACTTGTACTAATGGCTCTGATAATCTCACTGACCCTTGGTCTACTGCTAGGCGAGGGAGAGTTCGAGGTAGAGCAGCGCGAGCTAAAGCTATATGCCGAGATGGTTTGTCTTGGACGCGAGACCAGTATGGAATTCGGATGGCCTAACTTTAAGCACCTCGAAGTAACTTGCAACTAACGGGAGGATGACATGGAAAAGAAGGACTGGAAGCAGTACAAAGTAGAACCCAAGAAAGGGGTGAGACCTTACCCTAACTTTGCAGTGGGTAGCGTGAGGTCAATGTGTGTGGAGTGTTGGGAAATTTTCTCAAGCGAGATACCGTTTGATATGCACCGCAAAGGTACTGGACTGGATAGGTTCTGTGTCACGCCTGAATCAGCGGGTCTAGTGAGGAGAGCTAACGGGGACTGGGTGCGCAAGCAAGCTGCACCAAAGATAGAAAGGTAGCCCCCCGAAGGGGGCTGATTACATACTACGAGGGAGGAGGATGAGCAGTAATCGAGCACATCATACTGTGTATTCCTGTGTAAATCAATGGCAGATATAGACCTACTCATAGCATCATTAGATGGCGTCAAGCAAACCTCATCAAAGCAAGGGCATCGCCGATACATGGCGCTCTGCCCTAGCCACTCAGACAAGGGGGCATCCCTATCAATTCGCGAGACAGGTGACCGAGTGTTGATACATTGTTTCGCTGGCTGTTCAGCAGCAGGTATCTTAGAGTCATTGGGTCTGGACTTTGGGGTGATTCAACCAGTCACAGAGAACTACAAGCCCCTGTTTCGCAAGACCAGAGACGAGGAGTACGCTGTCGCAGAGTCAATGCTTGAACTGTTACCGCACACACTGGCGAACGGGGTGAGACTCAGCGAGAAGGACAAGCGAGACATCATCAACGCCAAGATATTAATCGCGAGGAGGAACAAACTGTGGGAGGATGGATAAAGATTAACAGGTCAATGATTGACCACTGGATTTGGAAGGATGCGGACGCACTGCGACTGTGGTTGGAGATGTTAATCCGCGCTAACTTCGAGGACAAGACCCGCCTATTTAATGGGCAACTCATCCATTTAAAGAGAGGGCAACTTGTCTTCGGACGCAAGGTTTATGCTGACAGATTGGGCATGAATGAGAACACCATCAGAAAGGTACTCAAGCTACTCATAAGTGATGGCATGATACACCAGCAAACTACCAACAAATACTCAATCATTACAATAACTTACTACGATAAGTATCAAGATTCTACCAGCAACTCACCAGCAACTCACCAGCAACCTACCAACAACGCACCACACCTTAAGAATTATAAGAATGAGAAGAAGGAGAAGAAGGTAGTAAAGCGTTTCGTTCCTCCAACAGCAGATGAGGTTACTGCCTATTGTAAATCCCGAGCGAATGGTATTGATGGCGAGAGGTTTGTGGATTGGTACGCTGCTCGAGGATGGAAGGTTGGACGCGACACGATGAAGGATTGGAAGGCAGCAATAAGAACATGGGAGAGAAGACACAAGCAAGAGAATCAATCGGATGATAACTGGGAGGTGAGCCGATGATAAATATACCTGACGGTCTGGACTATGAATCGTATGTGGACTTACTGGGTACGCTTGAGGCGCAAGATCTCAAGTCAAGCTCACACTGGCGAACCGATCTCTTAGAGTACAACAATACCGACAACCAGTTGTATGGTGAGGCGATGCCATTCCCTAAGTCTCACGAGTTGTTCCGTTATAGACCTAGCGAGCTGACCATGATTACTGGGTACAATGGATCGAAGAAGAGTATGGTACTAGGACAGATCATGCTACACCTCGCGAAGACTAGTAAGGTTTGCATCTGCTCGCTTGAGATGCAGCCGACAGTCACGCTGCACCGGATGTTAATGCAGGCAGCAGGAGCACAGGAAGGCAGACCATCAGATGAATTCGTGAATCGCTTTATGGACTGGGCTGACGGACGCATATATATATTCGATGCGCTAGATACCCTGCCCCCCGAGAGAATCATTGGGTTTATACACTACGCAGCCAAGGAGCTAGGCTGTAGCCATATTGTTCTGGACTCACTCAGCAAGGTTGCACTGAAGTATGACGACTACAATCAGCAGAATGAGTTCATTAACAAGATGCAGTACATCGTCAAGCGTAACAACGCACACCTTCACATAGTAACCCACGTTAAGAAGCCGCCGAACGATGACGAATCTATTGCTCCCTCGCGATACAGTATTAGAGGAGCGGGTTCACTATCCGACATGGCAGATAACGTGATAATCATTCAACCAAACAGGAAGCGCGAGGCGCTCAAGGAGATAGCAAAGCTCAGAGAACTGGACGAAAAGCAGCAGGAATATCTAGGGAAAACTTACGACCACTCAATCATCATAGCCAAGCAGCGGCATGGTAGTTGGGAAGGAGCATTAAACTTTTACTTTCACCCCAACAGTTTGCAGCTCACCGAGAGAGAAGGGAGGCCACATAAATTTTCTTTTGATACAAGTGTTGACAACGACAATTAACCCGAAGTAGTATTACATTACATCTTGAGGAGGATGAGTAATGAACATACGCAACTGGCTCGCTCGCGAGCACACCTACCTGAACTACCTGCGCGAAGATTATATTGATTGGAGCGCAGTCCCGCAGTACGAAATCAATAGTCTTATCTATTGGGTGCATCATTCAGATGTACAGCGTGAGTGTATGCGCTCACTAAATTTATCCCCGATTGAATATGTTAAATACCTTGGCGACATTGAGATTGATATTGCTCGCAAAGGTTTGCAGGAGTACGGCAAGCAGTATGCAATAGGGGCAATCGCAGATTCAAAACTACCGGAGGATAATCATGAAGCAATCTGAATCAATCAAGAACCTAGCTGAAGCTATGTCGCAAGCACAAGGGACGATGGGCGCAGCGATTAAGGGGAATTCAAACCCATTTTTTAAGTCGAAGTACGCAGACCTTGGCTCTGTAATACAGGCTATCAAGCCACACTTCGCGGCTAATGGATTGAGCTATGTGCAGTTCCCAGTCAGCGCAGACAACGCAGTAGGTGTTACTACCAGACTCATGCACTCATCTGGCGAATGGCTAGAGCAGGAATACTTTATACCACTAGGTAAGATGGATGCCCAGTCAGTAGGCTCATGTCTGAGTTATGCAAGGCGCTATAGTTTACAGGCTATAGCTGGTATACCTGCCGAGGATGATGACGGTAATGCGGCAACCCAGTCTGCTCCTAAGTTTATTAATGCTGGACAGGCCAAGACCATTCACCAATTAATCGAGAGAACTAACAGCGACAAGGCTGGATTCTGTAAAGCATTCAAGTGCCAGTCAGTAGAGGAGTTGGCAGCGCAGCAGTTCGCTCGTGCCAAGGAAATACTGGAGAGCAAGTTGTGACAGAGGAGAAGAAAAAACAAACACCAATTCGCAACGGAGTACGCTGCGGTATGTGTAAAACGCAGATCAAACTACACTTAATGATGTGTGATAAGTGTAAATCACTGCAAGATTTACTTGCTAATTCATGGAGGACGTATGACAGACCCAGTAATCATAGACTTAAATCGCTATCTTGATTCAATGGATCGCGAGGAAGAAGAAGCAGAAGCAGCAGAGTTGCAGTTGTGGAATGAGAGGATTCAGACAGCATTGAATATCCTCAACTATGGCAGAGACGATACAACCAAAGCACGAAGGATTGTGGCTTGGATAGAACAGGAGATTGAGGAGTGGCAGGATGAAAATCTGTAACCACGAACAGGGTAGCCCCGAGTGGTTCGAGGCTCGCCTTGGTATACCGAGTGCATCCATGTTCTCTAAGATTGTTACGACCAAAGGAGTCTGGTCTACGCAAGCTGATAGCTACATCAATCAGCTAGTGGCAGAGCGGCTAACCGGAGAGCGCGAAGAGATATATCAATCTCATCACATGATTCGCGGAACTGAGTTAGAACCAGAGGCTCGTGATATGTACTGCCTCATGAAAGATGTTGAAGTTCAAGAGGTTGGATTCTGTCTGCACGACACACTGAAAGCAGGGTGTTCGCCAGACGGATTGATAGGTGAGGACGGGGGACTAGAGATCAAAGCCCCTGCCCCTGCCACGCACGTTGAATACCTAAGAGGAGGGGTACTTCCTTCGCGGTATAAGCAGCAAGTGATGGGTTGTCTATGGATAACTCAGCGGGAGTGGTGGGACTTCGTGTCCTATCATCCCAACATGAAGCCCCTGATCGTGAGAGTTGAGCGCGATGAGGAATACATCGCAGCACTGGAGGAGTGTGTTACCAAGGCTGTTAATTTAATTGAAGAAAATGTAAATCAGTTTTTTAACTAGGAGATTGTATGTCTGATTATGATGATACTAACCGTGGCGCATTGTTCAAGAACGAGCGCAAAGAAAAAGAAACGCATTCAGATTATAACGGGACGCTGAATGTAAACGGAGAAGACTTCTACCTCAACGCATGGTTGAAGGAGTCTAAGGCTGGCAAGAAGTTCTTCAGCCTATCCGTCAAGCCAAAGGGGGAGACGCGACCTGCTGCTCCAGTTACAGAAATCTCAATGGAAGATGTGCCATTTTAATTTAACGGGGGCGCAAGCCCCCTACTTGGAGGATGATATGAAAAGACCAGTAAAGAATGTTCAACTTAGATTAGATCAAGTAACCTTTCAATCGCTTAAAGAATACAAGGATATCTGCGGGTTGGCGAATCTTAGTGAAGCAGTTGAGAAGTTAGTTTGGCGCAACCTTCCGCTGGAAGATGAGAAGCCTCAAACAGAATTAACTGTAGAGGAAAATATTCCTGCGCCAGAAGATAAAGTGATTACCGTTAAATCTGACGCTACAGAATATCCTGCTGGTTCTGTCTTACAAGTCAACGATGATATTCCTATTCCCCCAATACAGCCTGCAAACCCAGTAGGTTTTTCTTCCATCGTTGAAAACACTTTAAAGAAGATGAAGGTTGGCAGCTCGTTCCTTGTTACAGGAGAGAGCCAACGCTGCATTAGCCTTGGTGTTGGCAAGAAATTAAAGATGACTCTCGCGACTAGACAGACTCCAGACTTTAAGAAGGACAAGAGTATTCGTGTGTGGCGTGTAGCATAGGAGTGGATATGATTCACATAGGTTCAGCAATAAGGAAAGCGCATCAGCAAAAGGGTGTGCTATTCAAGACCGTAGCAGCAGAGATTGATTGCACACCTGCTAACTACGCTCATACACTTGAGCGAGCAAGCATTACTCTGCACAGGTACAAGCAGATTTGCGACTCACTTGAGATGACTATGGATGATGTCTATAAATTAGGAGAAGAGATATGACAATACCAACGCTCCACAACAAAGAGATTTCGGAGCGGTTGGAAAAGGATATTGAAAAATATCTGGGCGCAGGCGGGAAGATCAAGCAGCTTCCCCCCTGCACTTATTCCGACAAGGCAAAGAAAGAATCTATGAACATTATCGGTATGAAGTGGAGGCCGGATAAGGATGAGTAACATGCCGCAAGGAGAGTTCTGGGTAGTGAATAGCGATCACGCTTTGAAGATGTTCGTGGAGCACATGACTACCCTGTATAAAGAAAAAAAGTATCTAACGATCAAGTGGAAAGCGGGGAAGACCCGCACCACTGCGCAGAATAATGCGCTCCATGTTTACTGCCGACTGTTGGCAGAGAAACTAAACGAGTCCTCTTTGGATATGAAGAAGACTCTCAAGCATGATGCAGAGATTCCTTGGACAACTGATCTGGTCAAGGAGTACCTGTGGAAACCGATACAAGTTGCTGTTACTGGTGAGAAGTCTAGTTCAAATGTTACTGCCTACGACTATGACGAGATACACAAGCACCTTAGCCACTTGTTATCGGAGAAGTTTAACATCTACGTTCCCTTCCCCTGTCGCAAATGATTATCTTTGATGACTTTGCGCAAGCATTAGAGGAAGCAGAGTGGTGTGCTCACGATGAACGAGTTGTGTATTATGTCTTTCCTTTCGGGGATAAGTACATGGTACGCAAACGTCACGGGGGCGCACCAAGACCTAAACGCCAACACATCGAGGTTGGGTTCAAGCGCAGAAAGAGAGGACGAAAACCTGATGTTTGAGATTGTATGTATAGCAATGGCGATTTACTTTGAAGCTAGATCAGAACCACTAGAGGGACAGGTTGCAGTAGCGAATACTATTATGAACAGAGTGCATAGTCCTTACTTTCCTGACACTCCTTGCGAAGTGGTAAAGCAAGGCAGGTATTGGATGGGTAGCCCTCTTAGAAACCAATGCCACTTCTCGTATTGGTGCGATGGCAAGCCAGAAACGATTACGGATGAGGATGCTTACACGCAAGCCCTGTCTATCGCGATACACGCTGAGAGATTGTACGATGTAACTGAAGGCTCTACCTATTACCACAGGGATGATGTTAATCCTTATTGGGTTGACGGATTACAGACTCGAAGGCAGATAGGTAGGCATATCTTTTATAAGGAGTGAACATGAGTAATGATATGATGGAAGTGGTACACCAAGCCATTGATGAATTGCAGATCGGTTTGGATAAACTTGATGACAAGCAGGTCAAGGAAACCTACAATGCTTTAGTGGCCTTGCAAATAGAGCTGCATCGAAAGTACACCTCTCACTATACTAAGAGGCTAGGGTTGTATGGAAGCAAAGGATGAGTATGTATTACCAGTCGATGTTGAGATAGCATTACAAGCCTATCCCGTCACCAAGAAAGAGTTCAGTGTTGCGCTACTCAAAATGAGGTACGACAGCATGGACGACAAGACACAGCAAAGAGCGGAGAAAACATTACTATCCCTCAAGGATGGTAGGTTTTGGCGATAAAGCGAGCAGCACCCAGACGAGCCAAGAGAAAGTCTACACCCAAGACGAAGACCTCCGCACAGTTAAAGCAGGATTGCTACAAAGCTGTACAAAAATTAGCCAGACTTGCCGCATCGGACGACAATGGCTACTGCTCATGCGTATCTTGTGGTGTGACCAAGCACTATAAGGATATGCAAGGCGGTCATTTCATACCAAAGGGTAACTCATCCTACTGGGCATTGGAGATTGAGAACGTACATCCCCAGTGTGCCGCCTGCAATATGTGGGGAATGAAGCACGGGTCTGCTGCTCAGTCGTACACGCTCTTTATGGAAGATATGTATGGCAGAGACTTCGTGCAAGAGATGATCGCTAAAAAAGCGACACCAGTTAAGAGATACAAGGCCGACTACGAAGAGATACTGTCAGAGTTTCTAAAGCTGATTGAGTATCACGAGAAGAGGATCGCATGAGTAAAGTCATAAACATTTATCCTGTGTCCGTAGATGAGTTGAACGTCTGGCTTGAAGATGCAATCTATAACTCAGAAGGCCATGATCGTAACGTCATCGGGACAATCGGAATCATGCTGGAAGACTTCAGTATGTTTATTCACAGCAGCGATGAACTCAAGAAGCAGTTCATTGAGTACCTTGAGATAGCAGAGAAGCAAGGAGAGGAGATACATTGAAATCAACAGACTACCAAGTGGCAGGTGCTCACTACCAGAAGCTAAAGATTCAGCCTATTGAATACATCATGGCTAACGAGTTGGGTTTTTGCGAGGGCGCTATTGTGAAATACATCTCGCGATGGCGGGATAAGGGAGGAGTGGACGACCTTCGCAAGATAAAGCAGTTCTGTGAATTCTTGATTGAAGAGGAGCTGAAAAGAAAGCCCCTCCCCACGATGGAGGAGAGGCGTTTACCGAGGGGTTAGTTTTCTCTTGCTCGTTCTTTAGCTTCTCTCTCAAGGAACTCTTCCTTGCCGCCGCCGAACAAGTTGTACATTGTCCTGCCAGCAATGGGGATGTTGCGCATCCACTTCATAGATACCTCCCCTTCAATCCTTGCTTTGTTCAACGCCATAATATCTTTCGAGATATTAGTATACGCTGACAAAGGGGGAGCCGCAGCTTCTGTGGCTAGACCTACCCAGTCGCCAGTTCTAATTGCGTTCTCTGTGGCATACCGAGATGTTAATGCAAGGTTCAGCATTGAGTCTATGAAGTGATCTGGCACTCGATCAATATCAAACCCTTTGCCATCTTCCCAGTTCTTCACTTCTTTGATTGTCGCATTGCCGCCGCCAACAATCGCAGAGTAAGCAACAAACTTCTTGCCAGCTCCTAGATAGTTTCCTTTATCCAACTCCTTGGTGATGTCATTTTTTACCATGCTCAAATGACGCAAAGCGTAGGTTTTAAGCATATAAAATATGCCAAGGTCAGGGTTCATAAGAGCGACCTTAGACTTCTGTAGTGGAGTCAATGGCTGCATCTTCACAATCTCTGTAAAGTTTACAAGCATAGCGTCTTGACTCACCACTCCATCTTGCAGGTCACGAATATAACTATCCATCCTTGTACCAAGATAGTCGCCATACTCTTCTTTAAGTTCTTGTATACCTTTCTCTGTTCTAGCAAGCGCACGATGTTTATTAAATGCTGCTTGCAGCGAGACGTTCTTGCCAAGCCTATCAATCGCTTTAAAGAAAGAAGCTGCGAACATTTTGTCTAGCCACTTTGCTGTTGTGCCTGCGCCAGTTAACTCAGTAGAAATAATCTTAGCAATGCCTAGCTGGTCTACATCAATATCTGCCCTGCCAGTAGCCACCTGAAACATTGCCTTGAATGATTCTTTCGCGCCGTAACGGTATGGGCTAGTGAACAAATCACCTAGCTGTGTAGTAGCTGATCTAAAGTTAGCAAGCAAAACCATGTTCGATACATTGCGAAGCGCCTGTAGCGTTCCGTGCATGCTCTTCTTGCCGGAGACAAAGCGCGCCTCTAGTAAAGACTTAAGCTGCTCTGCTTCTTCGCTTGTTATCTCATTCTTGGCTCTCTTTTTTGCGATGAGTTGAGCTATGCTTTCGTTGTTGTTTACGTTATCAAGATCATCAACCTTCGAGTCTAGTCGCTTCCATAGCCTAGCATTCTCAATGTGCTCAGCCATCTCTGAGACGTATCGTCCAAGAGTTTGCGATGACTTTGCATAGTATGGCATCAAGCCTCTACCAACCTGCTCTATCTTGCGTTGCTTAAATTGGCGAACATTCTTTTGCCCCTGTTTTCCGGCAGCTTGATACCTGACGCCCTCTATGTAATCCAAAGCAACTTTACTCAACTCGTCTTCGGATAACTCTGCACGAGAACTAAAACCCAGAGACTTGGCTTTGATGTCAAACATCTTGTCTAGCTCTTTGCTTCCAGTCTTTCCGTAGTAAGCAAGCAAACCTTTATAGTCTGCTACACTTCGCGGAAAGAAAAGATCACGCAGAGTTACCTCTCCACCTTTCAGCTCGCTCCACTCTTCGCCAATCTCCTTAAGTGTAGAGTCTATGCTGTCAAAGATTTCATCTACTGTTCTAGTCTGTGTTCCGCGAAGGTTTAACGAAACAGTTTCAACACCATTTTGCTTTAGTATTTGTCGCGGCAATGCCGTATTCATTTCGTAGTTCAATAATGATTCTTCAAACTGCAACTTAAGATCATCAGTTGGCAGGGCTTTTTCAAGTTTGTCAAAGCCAGCAATTGAATCTTGGTATCTTGCTGTGCGTTGCAATACTCCTAGCTCATACTCGTTTACTGCTTTTAGTATTGGTCTACTGATTGCGCCAATCCTGTCATCAATTGGAGCAAGCAAATCTGCCGCTGTGCCACGAGTCTGGCTAACAATTCTTCCAAATGTTGTTTGCCTGCCAAATCCCTCTACTGCACGGGCTATCTCTTCAGCGTGAACTTCAAGTGGGATTGTCTTGTTCTCAATTGTTTTCTTTAGAGTCTTCGCCGGAATCTGTAGGCGCTCTGCCGCAGCAACCAGAATGTTAGCATCTGGCTCAAGCCCTCCTTCAGCCTGTATCAAAAGCATCTCGCTGTTAAGTTGCTCAGCAGTTTCATTTGCAGTCTTAACATCAGGCCACTTCTTTGGTTTATCTTTGTTTGCCTTGACGCTGTTGTATAGTGGCGCAACTTTTCTAACAGCAGCAGCTATACCGCCACCAAGAATACCGCCGCCCACAGCCGTAGCTGTTGCCATAGCGGCATCAATCTCGCCATCCTCTAGCAGTCCGCGAGATACTTCATACGCGCCACCGTACAGTGCGCCTAGAGCAGTGATTGTTTTAATAGTTTTGCCTGCTGGCAATGCAATACTAGGGTCTGCAATAGACTTAAAGAACGCACCAGCCACCCCGTAGCCACCAGTAGACTCACCTTCCTGTGCTAACTGATGTAGCCTTGGGAAGTCTTCGCGAAGTAGGTTGTCCTTAAACTCCAGCATCTTTTCTCTGCGTTGATCTATAGTTAAATCTTCATAGTTCTCGCCAAAGATTTCTTCTGGACTAGCCCACAACCCGTACTGCCCACCTCCAACAAACATTCCTCCCCATGACGGCATAATAGCCGCACCAAGAGCTGCAAGGTTGCCTGTTAAACTCCCTGCCTTTGCGAATTCATAGGTAAACTTCTCCATAGCGGAAAAGTTATCCATGTTCTTTTGTGAGGCGAGAGGGAAGTCCGCAATATCTAACGGCTCTTCTAGGGGTTCTGCTTTTTGTGCAACTGGTTGAATACCCAGAGACGCTGCCGCAAACTCAAGTAGTTGAGATTCTGGAGTGCCTTCTGGGTGCTCAATGTCTATTACTCCGTTTGGAGTTTCAACTTGACTCACTGCCATGAGATTATCCTAGCTGTTAGTTTTGGGCTTGTATCGCGCAATGCGATCCTCAGTCTTCTTAAGCTCTGCTTTGGCTTTCGCAATACGCTCATCCTTATTAAAGCTCTTGTAGTTTTTTAACCCGCTCAAATAACGAATCTCATCTTGCAGTCGAGACTTATTTTTCTCTAGCGCCTTGACATAATTGTTTTGAACTACAGCCAATCTCTGCGGAGAAGTAACACCTTCTCTTACTCGTTGTTGCTCAAACTCAATCTTAGCTTCAAACGCCTGATCCCATCCAACGCCACGCTGTGCAGTGGGTGCTACTTGGAAAGACTCCTGCTGCGCTTGCGGTTGCAACATATCCGCACTTACGTTAAATGGATTTGGCAATCCATCTTGTTGCGGCATTGGCTGTGTACTAGGTTGCGTTCCTACAATCCTGAGTCCCGGAAATTTTGCAGCCAAATCTTCGGTAACAGGAGGAGGATTCATTGCGCTACCTGTATCTTGCCCACCTACAAGCGGAGGATACCCACCAGCTCCACGACTCATTTTGGCAGCGTTAATGTATTCGACAGGTATAATGCCTCTTGCCAATGAATCTGGCTCATTGCGCGCTATCTCAGTAATGATTGTATTCACTTCCGGAAGTGATAAGTCTTCTGCAAAACGCATAGTGTGCATAAGATCACTAAGCTCCGGCAACGTCATCGCAGCATTAATGTCCTCGCCCCAAAACTGACTCTCGCCCTCAAGCATTGCAGATAGAGTTGGATTGTTTGCAATAGTCTCAGCATAGGCATCTGCATACGTTGATGTTAAAGATGGAACGTCTGGCTTTGCCACTGGATCTGGTTGATCCTCGGAAGGAAACATTCTAATTCTGTTTCTTGGGTTGGCGCTGTCAACAGCTACACGCATGTTCACTGGCTTACCATTCTTCAAGACACGCTCTGTTTCATAAACCCATTCTGTAGCTTTTGGCACAATCAACTTTGACATCGCATCATCTGACATCAAACCTGATTTAGCAAATGCGGCAAGTTCTGGGTTTGTTTTTTCATATGTTTGAGCAATTGTGTCTTGCAGTGTTTCACGCTCTTCCTGTAATTGCTTACGCAATTTTCTAGCTTCTTGCTCGTCATCAATATTACCTTGTAGTCTTTGTTGTGTAAGTAATATGTTCTGTCTTTGGAGCGCGCTGTCCCGCATACCCTGTAAGAAACGTCCTTCTTCAAGAGCGTAACTTTGTCCAGCAAGAGTTTGTTTTTGTTTTTCACCCGCAACTTGCAGATCAAATAGCTGTTGTTCTTGTTCACGCTTCTTTGCAGCACGAGTTACTTCTGCTGCGGCCTGTCGCAAAGCAGCAGCACGAACAGGATCAGTAGCCTGCAAAGCCTGAGCCGCCTGTAATAGACTGTCAGGGTTTTCTGGGTCTAGGTTTTGAAGCTGCTCAGCCATCTTCTCGCCAGTAGTCCTTGGGTCAATCCCAAGCATAGGCTGTACTGCACGGCGTAGGTTTTCCTGACGCTGCACACCAAGCTGACCTGCTACCTGAGCAAGTGGCGCTGCTGCTCGTGTCAGACCAGTAAGACCTGACGCAAGCCTGTCACCCTTGAGCATACCTTCCTGTAGCATTTTCATCTGACGCTGCTCAGGAGTATCAATGATGTCCGCGAATAAGGACTGAATGTTTATAGCCATTGTTTAACTCCTGTTAAAATTTAAAGCCAACATCGCGCATTGCTTGTTCTGCTGCGTCTTTGGCGCTCATGCCTGTGTTTACATAGCTATCATAAAATGATTGAAATGCTGTTGCTCCGGCTTGGTCTAGGTTCGGGCCTGTGTATGAGCTAGTTGATTTTGATGAGCCTTGCTGCTCACCTTTTAACAAATCAAACAAGCCTTGATATTGCTGCTGGCGTATTGCATTTGCCAACGCTTCGTAGCCAAGCTGTGCCTCTAGTCCTGATTCTGCTAATTGCGCTCCTAGACCCAGACCAGTAGCCTGTAAAGCGGACTGTATACGCTGTGCCTCAAGTTGCGGTTGCAAGTTTGCAAGTAGCTGATTCTGCCCTGCGTAAGCAGCAGGGATAGAAGACAGACCTAGCTCGCCTAGTAGTCCTAGTCTTGCTCGTGTCTCGCCCAATCCCGCGAGGGTTTGCTGTGACTGTAGTGCTTGCTCTGCTCTAGCCTGTTCCATAGCACTTACGCCAAGACCTGCTTGCTGTTCTGCGATAGCCTTCTCTAGTGCTAACTGCTCTGGCGTACCGCCAAACATGGCAGTCCTAACACCTAGTCTGCCTTGATTTGCTAGACGCTCTTCTAGACCTAACCTTGCACGTTCTTGCTCAGGTGCAAGAGTTGCTTGCATACGACCAAAGATGTCCTGCTCACGAGTAGCTCTTTGCATAGGGTCTTGAGTCAGCATCCCGATTACATTCTCTTGCTCTTGTCGCCTTGCTTCTGGATCGCCAAGCATACCAAAAGCCTCAGAGCCAAACCCTAGCATTCTAGCTTGTAACGCCTGCTCTGTAGGACTGAGCATTGTAGCCATGCCACCTGCGTTTAATGTTGCGCGAGAACCAGTAGGTGTAGTAACAGTAAAGGGTCTGAACTCTACTTGACGACCTATCTCACCTAGCAAACCGCCTTCTGGTACTTGATAGTTCTGACCGTAGATTGCAGTAGTTGCATCTTTACCTAGCGCACTAATATCTTCAGCAATTCTACCCTGCGCTAACGCGCCACCAATACCTGATAGAAGATTACCAGTTTGACTTCCGGGTAAATTTTTTAAAAAGTTTCCAATTTCTTCCCACATTAGTAAGTACCTCCATCAATCGTGCCGACTGTGAAAGTACCGCTCACTGTCAGATTATCTGTTGTTGCTGTGCCAGTAAAAGTAGGTGACGCTGAGTCAGACTTCGTTGCCACTGCCACTTGGATTGCGTCAAATTCAGCTCCGACCTCAGAGCCTTTAACAACCTTGGCAGGGTTGCCGCTAACCAAAGCGTCCTTGGCTGCGAAGTTAGTAAGTTTGGTATAGTTCGACATTAGACTATCCTTCCCATCAGAGCTTGAATGTTAATCTCTTGAAGGGCAATCGAGTTACCCTCAACAGTTGTTTCTACCCCTACGGCTACGACTGTACCCTGACCAGAGGCGTTGATCTTCTTGCGTTTAATCAAAGCAATAGACGATGAATACTCAGCGTCCGTGTTGAATTCTGATATGTTGTACTGCGCTACATTGGACTGCGGTAGTACATAGGCTTGCTTTCTGTAGTTGCCAGAATAGTCATACGCCCAGTTTAATACCACTGTAGCTTCAGCGCCATCAAAGGTTGTCAGGTTAATCTTCTTCAGGAATTTTAAGTTTGACGTATTGCCAAAGCTCAAGGGATGACTGAAGTAACTCAACTGATAACCCGTATTGTTATCGGTGTATCCCGTGTACTCACCAATGCCATCTGCTACACCAACGTACAGTTTCTCAGTAGATGTTTCCGCGAAGCAGAGTGGATTAATATGCGACCAAGTAGTCGCTCTAAAGCTCCCATCCTGTAGAGGGAAGCGTGTGTCAAAAGCGTAGACCACACCCAATACTGGGAAGTTTAGTAACACAAACGCTTGTCTTGGCGAGTAGTGCATACTGATATTCCCTGTCTCTGCCGCGAAGAGAGACTTGATATCGTTGTTGACGTTCTTTGAGATGTCGCCAATAGGAGCTGACTTCTCTTGAATTGTCCTTGACAAACTACGAACACCCGAGTCGTCTAGGAATATCAAGTCTTTACCAGTGGAGACTACCGCATCTCTACCCACACAACCTACGTTCGAGATTGTATCAGATAACGTCATACTCGCAGGGCTGCTTGCTCCTTCATATATTATGATAGAGTTCCTGCCAAAGATAATCAGAAAGCCATTGTGTGCCGCCATAGCGGTGATAGTGTCGTATCCATTAGGCCAGACCTGTGTAATATCAATCGAGCCTGTAGAGCCACCTGACCACCCAGAACCGTTGAGTAGGTCTGACCAGTAGATAGTGGACTTGTCACCATCAAAGTCTGCCACCCATAACCGACCAAATGCAGCGATAGCTACATGACCTTCTGGCGGTGTTCCTGTCGCATGAGTATGAGAGGACATTGCCTCAAGTACACCCGCATGATCCGAGTAAACCAAAGGCTCGTGTCCTCGTTGGAAGATGTACATGTGATCGTTAAAAGGTACAAACTTCCAGTTGTTAGCTGTGATGGTATATAAGGCAGGCGTTTCATCTACCATCGTGGTAGTGCCTGAGAATATCTTGTTGTTACCTGCCGACAGGAAAGTAACATCACCATCTGCGGCAACGTACTCACCCATAGATTCTATGCCATCTGACGAACCAAGAAGATCGTTACCGTTTAGTAAGGTATAACCCTTCCTTGCGGCAATACGTCCTTCCTTATCAATCACACAGTTATCCGCAACGGCAGAAAAACTTGCGTCCTGTGCCAACGGTGCATCTTGGGTGTTAATACCCGCAAATCCCGGAGCGGTAATGGTGATACTTTGGAGTTGTTGTGCCATCTATACCACCATAAAAGTAGTTTCATCAGGGTAACGGTTAGCGTCTATAGCTATCGCATCAGACAAAGCAGTGGACGCAATAGCAAACTGTTCTGCTGCTGACTGACCGCCTGTTTCACCACGCTCCCGTAGAGCCATCGCGAATGCCATCTGAACCACAGGGTTGTGTGGCACTTTGATCTTAGTTGCATCAGCACTGATTAATCCTTGGGGTTTGGACATATCAAAACGCAGGTTATATATACCGTCAGGCTGTGGGTATACCTTGACCTTTAAATCGTCATTAGCATCCACACCAGTGATAGTGTAAGTGGATGGTGAGCCACTGGTTACGTCTTGGTTGTAGTAGACGTTGTTAAAGAATGACTTTGTTTCGAGCCTCATCATCCTGTTAGATGAATCGTTAATGACATCCTTGAGGACTGCCTCCTGACCAGAGCCAGTTAAAGAATACTCTGACGTATCCGAAACTGTATTGACTAGGATTGTGTCGCGAAGGGCAGACCAGTTCCAAGAGTTCTCTACAATTCTCTTTGCGTCATTAACAAAGTCTCCGATCAATGCGGAGTAGTCAGACTCTAATGCTGTGTTAGCTTGGTCTTCACGCAATCGCCGAAGGACACTATTGATTGCTTCTAGGTATGTCATCGTCTGCCTCCTGCGGCACGAAGGAATTCACCAAACATTCCTTGTTGTACGTTCTCCAACTTAGTGAACTTAGTTGGGAATAAGATTGATTCTGTCACTGGCGTGTCGTTTACTATTGACTGCATTAAAGTCAGATTCATTGTCTGCTTAGGCTCTGGTTTAGGCAAAGCAGGAAGAATTGTCTTGGGTCTATCGTCAACAACCACATCTCTTTTGGGGACTATTAGTCCGTCACCAATCTGTCTGTCGCCGACAGTTTCCGTAACACCTCCACCTGTATTCTGCCAAGCACCGCCACCTGTTGTTGTGGTTGTAGTTGTAGTAGTTGAATCGCCACCAGTAGTAACTGTGTCATCATCAATAACTTCGCCTTGATTGTTAATCTTAACTCCGGCTTTTTCAAAAGCGTCATTGACGTATTCAACGGTATTACCTGACGCAGCAGCAACATCCTGAACAGAGATGTTACGGTCATTGACTACATCAGCAACATTCACAATAGCTTTGTCAAGATTTCCTAAACCAAAGATGTCTAGTGCGTCTTGCAACAGTGAGCCAAGGTCTTCTGTTTTGTCTACTTTGTCCCACTGCTCATCGTCAGTAACAATGCTTTCATCACCGCCCAAACCTGTAGCTTCAGGGTCAAGCATATCTACGCCATTAGTTAATTCGTTAGCTGTTGTGTTTAAATTTAAATCACCATAATCTGTTGCGTCTTGAGCAGCAAGGAAGTCAGCAATATCCTGAATAATTTGCTCTTCAGTTTTGCCGCCAATGCTTGTAGGAAGATTGGCTAGACCTGCTTCAATTGAGCCACTCAATACTTCGCGAATTGCTTCTGGATTAAAAGCAGACTCTTGTCCCGGAAGATAAGAAGCAAGCCCACCCTCAATTCCAAAGTCAGGAATTAAGTTTCCAAATATGTCTTTACTATCTGTTGGCATTACTCGTCCTCATCTACTAGCAGGTTATAGGAGAGTGCAGACTTATATGTCTCCATCAATCCTATTAAAATGATAGGGCTTACCCCTAGTTCTATTTGGCCTTCTACCCAAGCGCCAAGTTGCTCCATTGCGTCTTCTATCAACCGTTCTGTTTTGTTGTCTGGAAACTCTACGATCATGGGCATACGTCCGGTAAAAGTATTCCTGTGGTTGCTAATACAACTGTCCTACCCGCTCTGCGAATGTAGGTGACAGGTGCGGTACAATAAATCTTAAAGTCCTCCACCAATCCCTTAGCAATGTCGCCACGATCATACCCGTCTGAGAGGTTGTCGGTTATGGCGCAACTCTGCAATACTAAGGTGCATATCATTAACCATCTTGTCATAACTTTTCATCGAGTGATCTGAGATTGAGTCGCCTAAACCGAAGTCATTACTTACATAACCCTTGGGAGGATTGAAGAAGACTTGCCCCCAGTTGTCAAAGTATACTAGATCCTGATTTGAGTCAGGCTCGTATCCAAACTTCGGTATTCTAGTTACAACGTCACTGCCTGAAACGTAAGAGATTTGTACATCGTGGTTCATCTTCTTCTTAGAACCGCGAAAGAAAACCCTTGGCTTGCCAAAGGTAATCAATGTCAAATCTGTAAAGTCTCTACACGCCCATGCTGATAGTTCAGCTAATGCACCGCCAAGAGAATGACCAGTAATCAAGGTCTTCTTGTTTGGGTCTAGCAACCGTCTGATTCGTTTCCATACAGACTTGTGTGCTAGTGCAAACCCACCATGCGTCCACCGTTTATTGTAGTACGCAGGGACAGCGGAAAGATTAAACAACCAATCGCCAATAGAGTTAGTGCCGCGAAAGACAACGTAGTTACACTCAGGTGTTAACTTCACATACGCAACGGTAGAGGTTAGCTTGTTCTCTATCTTGAACGCGCCAACCATGTCGTCCTTGTAAGCGTCTAATGACAGCTTAGATGCTATCTTCTGCATTATCTACGCACTCTATTTGGATTGTATTAGGTGCTACTACTTCTGCTATTGCTTCACGGTTAGCCAGTCTTTGAGTAGGAGACAGCTCGCAGTATCTATCTACGGCAGTTCCCACAACTTCTAACTGTGAACATGACATCAAGAATACAACGGGTAGTATCAATAGGTATTTCATAATCACTCCATAAAGTTAAAGAACGCCGCAATAGCAGCAGCAATTAGTATCCAAACAATCCTTTCTGTAGCCATAGATGTCGCAATACTTTCTGCCATTGCGTCCATCTTCTGTTCCATGCTATCTACTTGAGCCTCTATCTTAGACTGACGGTTGAAGACCGTAACCAATCTTTCTTCTACTCGTGCCAAAGAGATAATCGCCTCCTGCAATGAGTCAATCTTTCTTTCTACTCTTGAGAGTCGGTCTTCCATACTACACCTATAATGTCAGGTCAGGAGCTTTCCGAGAGGCTCTGATTTGATAAACGTGTCTAACAGCTTCGCCGCCATCCTTGTGGAATGTAATCTGGTTCATCACACTGGACGCACCGTACCCCGCTCCTGCATGCCAAGAGTCAGGAGGAGACAACGTCCCCATCGCTTCCACGAAACACCCATTAGATGTCTCGATAGAGTTCTGATGATGGATATGTCCGACAATCCACTTCCTATACACTGTGCTTGACCACTGCTCAGGTAGCATCTTAGGTAGGATTGCTCCTAGCTTTTCTGCCTTAACCTTGTCGCCGTGATGTACAGCTATGAGGTTCTTGCCAAACTGTAGCGTATGGAAAAAACCGTGAGGGTCTAAGATAGTTACCCTTTTCTCTTGCGTGTAATAAAACTTCAGTATCAATGCAAGAGCAATTGCTGTATCTGAGTCATGGTTGCCACGAGCCATGATGACAGTGACGTTCTTGTGCTTGGATAGCATCTTGTCTATCGCGAAGATAAACGTCTGTGCTGCTGTCTCTAGCACTACTTCGATTCTTGTATCTACATCTAATTTTGTCCCGGAAAAAGTAGTACCACTTGATCCATTAGCGTGGATAAAATCACCGACATTAATTAGCAATGAGTGTTCGCAAGGGGTAGATAAGTCCACGAGGTAATCTATAGCGTCAAGCATATTTGCCGAGGCTATCTTTGTGTCGTAGTCTCTTTCTTTTGTTTCTCTTGCGTCAGCCCTCATGCCGAAGTGAGCATCACCTATTGCGATAGTAGGCAGTAAATCTTCAGCAAACTTCTTGGTCTTTGGTTTAGCCTTCGGCTTGTACTGCGGAAGACCTTTAGTTAAGCCATCAACAAAACCTTGCAGCGCCTTGTCTCGCTGTGCCTCGGTCATTGTCCTCTTGGTCTTCAACCAAGCCTTGTTACCTTCATCGTCCTGAGTGTAGATAGACCGACCAATTACTATCTCACCTTCAGGAACGTGACGAGTTGCATCCCAGTTGTCAGAATATCCAGAAGCAGCAGCAAAGTTTTTAACAGCAGAAACATGATGTCGCAATGTAGAAGTCGTAATACCTAAACGATGAGCTGCATTAGCACTATTGCGTCCGCAGTTTTCCCATACGTCTAGTATTTCTCTTTGACGTTCTGTCTTGGCGTATTCTACTAGACTCAAACTATCACTCCTACTACTGCCATAACGCAAGCAAAAAGAATTGTTCCAATAAACGCAAATCCAATACCGTCAATGATTAAGCGTTTCCGTGCTGCTCTAGCTCTTGCTGCGTCTAGCCTTTGCTTACGGATTGTCGCTCTAGTTCTGAGCATTTCAACGTAAACATCTTGCCCAACAGTGTAGATAATAATCTCTCGAAGCTGACGCTCCATCTGTTGAGTCTTCTGTTTTGCCATTGTTATCTGTAGTGCTGCATTCTCTACAGACCCTTTCGCAAATAACTTAGACATCGCTGAGGCATTCTCAATACCTG